CCGGGTACAGTTATAACAAAAACATAGAATGATCATTAGGCATCTTAGAAACTTATTCAGGCTGATTGTGACTATCGCTAGAACCTGAATCTTCCGTGTCAAACAAAGATGGAAGAGGTGGCATGCTATCATCTAGTTCAACCTCCTCGCCAGCTCGACCAAATAGTATGGTTTCTGTTCTAATTAATCTTGCCTCAGAAATTCCTGAGAGCCAACAGAGGGTTTCAGAAAAGTCTTCGAGATTAGGTTGCAGAATACTCTTGTTAAGGAATACACTGAGTGAATTGCCGTAGAGCTCAGGAGGAAACATCTCTATCACCCAATTGTCTAGCATGTATTTCTCCTGTAGTTGGTATCTTGCACCTGCAGACAATTCTGGTGTTGAAACCATCATGGTTGATGAGAATAACTCTCTCATCTCCTCGAATTCCTGATCGCCCGGCAACCCTAAATCTGAGGTGTCTTGCTTAAGAGAATTCTCCACTTCTGCTTGTGCCACTTGGCTTAACATGGTGAGAGCACTTGTGAAGTTCACCTCTAGATTGGCATCCAAGTAAGTGGGGTATTGTTGGAGAGGCTCAATGTTTGAGAATGAGTCTTCCAACAGTTCATTGAGGGTGCATGCTTGTCTTGTGCTAGATATTCCCTTTCTCGAGCAAGTAGACCAAAAGTTTGACATTAGCCATTCTCTCACTGCATTTTCTTGGCATCCCAATCTGCTTGGCTCGTTCATCGCAGTTGCTATCAGTTGTTCTGCATGTGACTTAATTAAAGGAGTCCGACTAAGCCAAGCCTTCCAGTAGGTGTTCTCAATAGGCACTTCAGTTGGAGGGATTTGTGTCAAGTTTTTGTCCAAAATGGACATCGGACAAGATAGGATCGTTAGATGTCTGTCATTCACAACCCTTCTCCATTCTGGCACTTTGGACTCTTCCTTTGACACCCCAGATCCAATAATTCGGAGTGTCGAGTGCGTCAATTCCAAAGAAAGTTTGTCATAATTCCAGAATTTCTCAGAATAATCTGACAACCTGGATGACGTGACCACAATTGGTGTGTGCCAAGATGACATCAGAGAGTATCCACATTGGGAACTCAGACGATGCAAGAGTGATTCGTCAGGCTTCACCATGTATGAAGAGGTTCCTGGCCAACATCTGTGTTCCTCGCACCAGCATCTTAGTGTCGAGAGCATGTCTGTCAAATCTTCTGTCTTGTCAACCTTTAGAACTTCAATGAAGTTCTCCAAGGTTGAGGTCTTTCCTTTTACAGGTCTAGTGTTCAAGTGTATCTCCACTCGGCACTCATCCAATCTGCCAACCCAGATCCCTCTGCCTTGGTACACTCCCAAGTCATTCTTCACTTGAGGCTTTGAGTAGAATCCGAACACGCCTGATTTTAGCCTCACGCACTGTTCAACCCATTTCCTTTGTCGTCTCATCCTCTCCTGTTTAGTGTGTGTAGGAGAGATCTCAACCTCTTTGGCAAATCTCTGGAATAAATATATTAAGACTGCTGCAGTTCTTGGTCTGCATAGTGATGTGGGGGGTTCAGCAGTGTCATAATGCTTAAGTATTTCTCTAGCATAATAAGACTTATAATCAGAGTCAAGTGGGGACTTTGATAATTGATATATGCACTGGGAAACCTCTTGGCGTATCTCTCTATTCTTGATGGAGGACTCATTGTGTATGGGATTCATGGTCCAACCAGGCCACTGGTTTTTGTAAATCACAGACTCTAACACCGTTCTGCCTCTTCTGCCCCCCACCGGAGCACATGTCAAATGTAATACTCGGGACTTTACTTCTATCTTGGACATGAAGTCACTCAGTCCAATGTGGTCTTTGAAGGGGCTTGCATCTAGTGAGCTGTTCACGTCTGGTTTGAGCCAAGGCATCATTTCCCTAAAACATTCAAATTTATCGTCTCTAATTCTCCTAGAGACTCTCAAGGTGTTGTGATCAAACCACACAGACCTCATGACCCTTTCCAGAGAGTACATCTCGTCCACTGGAGAGTCATATATGACAATATCTGACTTCACCTTGCGGCGAAGTCCTGAATCTCTAGTGAAGCTGATCACTGATCTGTTCCTAATGTCTGTGAGCCTATCATATGACTGTCTCAAAGGGAATAGGAATGAGATCTCTTTATCACTCAACCCTTCCAAGCCCACCATTTCAAAATCATCGTCGAGGCGCCTTAGAATTGAAGTCTTCCTTTTTGAACCATCAAAGTCTTCCCTTAGACTCAAGACAGTCCTAGTTAAGAGATAGACGCTGGACGCTATCGATCTAGTCACAGAGTTGCCATGGCTCATAGATTCAACAACACCGCTTGAATGTGCTTTCAAAGCCAGTCGTAATTCAAACTCTCTCATGTTTTTAGACTTCCTATACAACAACTCAGGATTCATGTTCAACTCTTCCCTCCAATTCTCAGATAGGTTGAGTCCTTCAATCAGGTTTCTCCATCTAGTCTTCTCACCGTATATTATTAAACTGGTAGACGAGATGGTGCCTGTAGACAAAGTCTCCAGGATGTTGTCCTGTAAGCTTTCCGGTCCTGCCACCTTCGTCTTTTCAAGATAGCTCCGATCCAATAAGCACTTGTATTTTGCAGATAACTTGCTGCAAGTTAATAGATTGGTGTAAAGGTTGTATTTAAGAGATGCCAGACCGCAAATAAGAGGATCATCCATCATGAAATATCCCAATGATGGGTCTCTCAAATTCGAAATATGATTTGCAAATTTAGTCCAGCCTGGGCTAACAGAGCTACCCATCATCCTGTAGTAAAGGAGAGCTTGAGCCATTTGACAGATAGAGGTTAACATTATGCTGCCACCACCTTCTAAAATCGATGAGTTCAGGTTCTTGAAATGGTTTTGCCTCTCGTAGAGAGAACCAGACTCTGGAGGGGTTAAACAAGCAAACACCCACTTATTGGTTGGCCTTATCAAGTTCCCATGATCAAAGAACTCGGAGTTAAACTCCATTATGTTGATCTTAGAGTGGACGCTCTTTGTGCTATTGTATATGCCCATGGCCTTAGCTATAGCATATTTATAGTGGAAACAGATTGAGCTTTTGAGATAATTTTCATAAAAGTCTTGCTTGTCGTCAGCAGGCGAAGTTATCATGAATGAGGAATCATCAGAACTCTGCATGCAAGTGACCACCAAGCCTGTTGAGTCTCCAAAAACTTTCTGGAATAGTGAGGGCATGGTTTCTTGGATGACAGTATGGAAGAGGGACGAAGTGTAATGGAGGATCCCTTGAAGCATGCCACTTGAGGTGGTCACATAAGACGATTGTGACTTCATCCATCTAGTTTCCATGTGACCCTTCCGTGTCAAAGCCAATCTATTGCAATTGTCATCTGGGAATGGTTTATTCAAAATCTGCTCAAGAGTCAGGCTGTCTATCATGTCAAGCAAATCATTCGGCAACATAATGTTCTTATTGAGCCACAGATCCAGTGAGCTCACTATGAACTTATGCAATTCTGGCTTAGTAAATTGCAGAAGGAGTATCATGAACTTTGTGACAAAGTGTCCTTGATTCCATTTCTTTGCATCATCACTGGAGCAGACTGTGATGGTCCTCCTTAGATTGAATTTGACCTTTGATCGATAACTGTGAATCCCAGGCGCCTTCAACTTTTGTTGAGGGTGAGTCATTATCTCACTTGAGAATCTGGAACAGATTGTTCTAGCGATGGTCTCAATTACCACTTGAATGACGCGACAAGGAGCAGATAACACTAAAATCTCTCTGAATCCTCCATGTTGGGCTTTAGGGAAGGTGTCAACCATCAGCCCGCCAATCTCATGTTGCTTTTCCAGGCATTTATCCAGGATGAAGCAAGGGTTGGAGATATCCTCAACTCCAAATTCATCTATCAAGTCCTTTAAAGCCTTCATGACCCTAGGCCTTGATTTGATTCGGTCCATGTTTTTGTCAATAAAAGATGCTGAAGCCTTGAGACTAGCTAGATTTTCATAATTAAGTGAGGATAAGGACCTAAATATGTCTTTATCCAGGGCATTTAGCCATTCTTCCTTAACCCGGGATTGCGTAGATATTGCCACCTCACAGCAGAACCTTACCAAAGAAGGTGAGAATTCCATAGTTTTGTAGTCTAATGGGCTGGCTCTATCTTTTTGTCCAAGATAGTCCATCCCCAAAGGGGTCTTATCTTCCCATTCTAGTATCTTCTTCGGTATTTTGAAGGAAGTGTTTCTCTCAGGATCTTCATCTTTGTTGTGGAGGTAGTTGTAGTAAAAGGAATTGATGAGCTGTTGAGGGCTCTCTAGGGAATCACCAGTGAAGGGATCCTCCAGATTGGACCATACTCTTAAGCTCTCATCTTCAGATATCATTCTAGCTGAGTAGCCCCCTCTCTGCAGGATCTTTCTAGCAGCATTGAAGAGTCTCTTCACAACCCACACATGCAGTCTTGATCTGAAGGTGAAACTGGGGTCTCTCAGCCTGGAAGCTGGGTCTGGGGTTAAAGGTCTGGATTTGAACCCTTCTAAGCAGATGTATCTAGCGTCAGACATCGCCTCATCAACAAAGCCCTTGTCATGCAGCATAGAAAGGAGGCACAGCATGACATATCGCCTGGCTTTCTTAATGGGCTCTGTGACAATGGCATCATAGATGCTATCGCCATTGCAAAGGGGAATTCCCCCATGCTCACTAGCCATGCCAACTAGTGTTAACCCTCTGGCATGGGCTGTGTTCAAGTTTGTCAGTTTGGACTTGTTGACAGATATGAGGTCCGTGAAGCACCAATCTCCTTCCACAACAAAATCCCTAACAACACTACTATCTATCTTCATCATCATTTCTTCTTTAGGCCAGGCCAACCCAAAGAAGACGTGGCTAGAGCTTCTAGTTGGATGTATTAGCACATAAAGATTTGCGCCTCTGATTCTTTTAATGATCCATTCTCCTTTCTTGCAGTGTTGCCTGAGAGAAATTGTCAACTCAGTTGCCACATCAGATATTAGATTGAGAGACCTCCCTAAGTGGCTACACAAGTAGCCATACAAATTGTCGCCAGCAAACTTGCATGACTCAGGCTTCGCTCCACTCTTCTTTATGGATCCAAGGATCAATTCTCGAACAGAGTCAATCCGATCTGGTAGGAGATTGTCTGACCTATCAAACAAACTGTCATCTTCCAAGAAGTGATCAATATCATTGGTCACCACTTCATACGAAAAAGGAATTTTCCTGTAAGATCTGTACTCATCAATCCCATAGCCAGGATTAGCTTTAATGAATGATTTGGTATTTAGACCCACCTTTGCCAACTCAGCTCTTGACTGCAAGTCTAGTGATGTGACCACTCTGTGATAATTCTTCCTTTGAGCTTTATACCTTTCTTCAATCGACTCTCTCATGGTGTCATCCATGAGAGCCAAAGCCTCTTCAAACTCATCTGTACAGATCCAGTTCTTGGGTTCTGACATGCAGGTAGAGAAGGCTTCTGCAAAACATTTAGCCATGGGGAAGTTGCTGTCTATGCTTGCCAAAGGATACTGCAGATGACGACTCAGCAGCTCAGAGGAATTGCTTGCTAGTTCAAGAGATATGATTGGCATCTGGATCACCCTCTTCATGTCCATTCTGAGATCCTTTGAGGCTTCTTTCACTGACTCTTCAATGACATTTAGCTCCTCCACCTTCCTCTTATAGATGGAAGAGAGGGATTCCCTGTTGTCCTTCAGCAAATTACCATTTTCTTTGTTGAAATTTGAAATGGCTTCCTCTCTCAAAACTGTTAGATCACTGAGGACCTTCTCTTTATCATAGTCTCTGGATCGCAACACTTCAAAGTCCAATTCACTAATCTTGCCCGAACTAAGCCTCAATGGGATAGCAGAAAACATGCTTCTCAACCTAGACATGGTTTCAGTCTCATCTTCGTCTCCACTAAAGATCATACCCAACTCTTCTGCTGCCTTATCTTGTATCATGATGGATAACCTGTATCTCATGATCAACTCATCCACCCATGGCTGTGGGACGCAGTCCAGAGTCGAATGGACTGAGTCCTGAGTTGTCAAGATAACATAATAGAAAATCGGTCTTTGGCTCCTACGATTTTCTAAAGCCATGTAGTACTTCCCGACTTTATCATGGACAATCACTTTCGCCTGGTTATCACTCAGATGACCCCTGCTAGTTGCAAATTCTATGACCAGTATCCTATCTTCATAGAAGACTATCAAATCTGGGGACAGGTGATCATCCGCATCATCGTTCTTTTTAATCAGACTTAGAGGTTTATCTGTCTTGTCACAAAAACACCCATAGGTGTACTCATGGGGGAATTTGTACATGTCTGTGACAGGGAACTTAAAAGAACCTCCGATAGTAGTGGAGGTGTCCTCTGCTTCCCTCTTAATTTTAATTTCCACTATATCACTGGTCCGATCGAAATCAAAGTTAGGTGTTGGTTTGATATCAGCACCAACATACTTAAAGACCTCTCTAGGGCAGGTAATGGTGTTTGGCCTGCCCGTTGTGGTGGAAAATTCTAGGAAAGACCTAAGGTTACCTTCCCTAGAGGACGTAAAGTGCAGTTCAGTTTCGACTGCACTTGTCATCAAGAAACTGGCCATAATGATGTGTTATTTACAGTAGGCCCGTTTAGGATCTATTTACAAGTTAGAGACACGAATTAGGCTGACACGTTTTCTACATGTGTTCTAGTTTGATCTATTTTATCACGTTTGTTTAAATTCAATTTGTACCCG